AGAAGGTTTCGCCAGCATTGTCAGTGAGACCATACTTGTACGATGCTGATTCCAGGGTCAATGCCGGGACGATAACGCCACGCACCGCGTCGAACCCCAGGTAGGGGGACTTCCACGGCGACAGGATGTCCATAGGAACGGCAGCGGCAAGGTCGTACTCGGTCTGCGCTGCGTCACTGGTCGGCGTGGATGATCCGGTGAGGATCGCCTCTACCTCGGTGCCGACGTCAAGGCAGTCCAGGGAGAACGACAATTCGGGAGTGTCCCGAACAATGCCAACAGTCTGGTAGTTACCCAACTCGAAAACTCGCGTCTGGGGAATGTTGAGGTTCCCTGGCCCGCCTGTCTGAATACGGTCCACGACGAAATGATTGGCGACGTGGAGGATCTGCCCTGCTTTGATAGCCACCGCATTCTCCTTTCTCTTTACTTTACGATTGTTGATCCGTCATTGCTGACGGTCTTACAGTTGTCAGATAACCCTCATTATTGACAACCTAAGTCTTTTTGCCTGTCAAATATAGGCTGCGAGCACTCATCACGTCTTGCCGGTATCGTATGTAGGCTGATGCAACGGCCCGTGAGATGAAGCGTTTTCCTTCGATCTCCTTGGTGATGACGATTCGCCTCTTCCCCTCGGGGGTGGCTCGCATCGCTTTTGACAGGACGATGATCTGGCCAGGGTCGGTGTTGTTCCAATCCAATTTGCTGACCAACCTACGCCCGATTTGGCTTCTGATGGACCTGGAGACGACAGTGGTTCGGACGCCACCAGATTTCGCCCTTCCGGGGGAGGCTCGCCTTGCGCTACTGGTGATGAGGCGGGCTGTCGCGCTTGTGCCGACTTCCTGGATAAGGTGATGGTAGTTCCTGGGGACTTTCGCTAATACGATAGAACCAACACTCTGATTGCTGGTCGTTGTTTTAGCGTCTGTCACAATAAATTTGATGACATCTTTGATGTGGGGTTGGTTTCGTCCCGGCCTGGCTCGCACCCTTGGTCGTTTGTCTGGGCGTCGATCAAGAATCTCGTGGGATTGTTTGGTGGCGAACCTGGCAGCATTTCGGGCGGCGGTCTGTTCGGCCTTGGCGAATCTTCTGATCTGCTGGATGCTTGGCCCCATTGCAGGGGTCTTCACCTTCGCGGTCGTCTTCATTTGTTCGCCACAATGATGCGTTCCAGATGGCTTAGGGCGTTGAGGACTTCCTCGTTCCTGCCGGTACTGGAGTCATCGGCTTTCATCAGGTCAAGAACTGAATCGTGGTAACCGTTGATGGCTTCGATCATCACGCGCCGAAAGTTGACCCGCTGGGCGGGGGTGAGTAGGTGGAAGATTTCGCGTTCAGCATGTCCCATCACGCTTCCGACTGCACGATCACGTCGCGCCTTCAGGAAGTCTCTGATCGGGACACTCATAACACGATACTCCATTTCCTTGAGCATTCAACTCAAGGGAGCAGATCGGCCAGGTGTCTGAATATATTTAGCCGAAAACCACTCTGGTTTAATTCTCAACAAGATCTACAATGTTTAGAATACCGAAATACAGGTTTTCTTCGGCTAATACTTCAACATCCCGGTAATAGGTGAAAGACGAGACTTCCATATCTACAACGAAATCACCATCTGCATCATACAACGCAATGTTATCGGAATTAACCAATGCGCCACGGTACCGATCATTCAGGTCACCAAAAATGGCGTGAGCAACCGCATCCGAACTGGCATACAACGCCATGCCAAATTTGTACGGCTGGTAATGCGCAAACCTGTTCCCCAATTCCATGTCCGACTTGTCTCCGATCTCACCTCCAGCAACTGCCATCGTGTTCAGGACAACGGCGGCTGTTGACGGAGAACCGGAAGATGACTCAGGAAAGTAATCCACGAGACTCACCTCGTGGCCGTCCAGAAGAGGGAACACGTCGGATGGGTCAGTGGTGACCACCTCAAAGACGTCAGTGTCCGGGTTGGTCACCTCGTGACTGGTGGTACCGGACATCCATCGACACGCAATCATCGTGTTGTGGATATCATCGAAAACTGATTCCCGAACCAGTCGGTGTCGGTGTCGGACGTATACCATCAGTTTTCATCCTTCGTATAGAAAACCATCGTGTGTATGTCAACACCAAACAGTCCCGTACTGCGTTCATACAGGAACAGGTGTTCATCCTGATTATGGACCATCATATAGCAGCCCCGTACCTGGGAATAATCATCATCAAGGAGGGTGACAGCAACCTGCCCGTCCCCAAGAAACCCAACGGGGGTAGTTGAATCCATCGTTTTGCCCGGATAGGTGACAGAGCAGTCCACGGATACACGCTCACCGGAGGACTGTCGGACCTCAACTGACGGATCAAACGGCTTCCCTTCACGGTCAAGCCTTGGAGCCGTGAGCAGTTCATCCCCATCCTTCCAGTAGGTAGGGGATGAGTCGCGGAACACGAATTCAGCACGCTGTGTCGGGTCTGACGGCGCACCCATCTGCATAGCATACTTAATGGAATTCCTGAACAGTGCAGGGTCGAAGGAACCAGAGCCATCTGTAGGGATCACGTGAGTTCCCAGCCGCCATAGTACGAGAGCATAGAATTTTCACGGACGGAGAGTGCGTCAAACACGGCAACGGTGCTACCGGTTTCCTCTGCCCGCGTGAGTAGCATCTCCTTCTGCGCCTTCAGTTGTTTGAGCATCTCGGACAGCATCAATGCGCCGGACTCCTGCTCATACTCGACATCTCCGGCCTTTGCGCGGAATTTGGTGGAGGTGTTGAGTACCTTGTTCCTGAGTACTCGAACTCCGGCATAGATGACACACAGTTGGATTCCCTGTCGTGGAAATTCGGTATTCCCGTCAACGATGCCATCCACGTCGCAGGACCACTCGGTGAAGAATCCGTCAAGTTTCGCCTCCCAGAAGGCGTCGGAGAGGTAACTGGTCCACTGACTGTTGATGACCGCAGCGAAAGCGTCGCTGCCGAGTGGTTCAACCTCACGTCTCAATGAGTCAACGTATTCGGACAGATCGGTTGCCACCAGGATCTCCTAAAGTTTCTCGTACTGTGCGCGATCCTTCTGAGTTACCCGAACATTTCCTCGGGCCTGCTTCAGTCGTGCCTCAATGTCGCGATATCGGAGAATGCTAATGTTCACGGAATCGGCAAAATCTGCCAGCCTTGATAGCGTGTGCGGTGAGGTGATGCGCTCTACCGCTGCCACCCATTCATCATCAGCGAGTTGCAGCATAGCAACAATCTCATCATCGGAGATGGCGTTTGGGTTTGTCTCAACAGTAATGCTATCTGGTGCAAGGAGGGGCCTGAAGCATCCATTGGAGAACGGGTCGTTACGATCATGCTTAATATACTGTTGAGTAATGATGCGATCTTCGGAGGTGAGAATAAATTTCGACCTACCGGTGATGACGTGACGTTTCAATTCGCCACGCGAATCAACCTTAATAACCGCATACTTAGACCTGGTGATATTCTCCCAGGTCTCAACGAAATTACGATCCGCTTCAGTAATGGAACCCATCAAAGCCATTTTTACTCCATATTTCGTGCGATATCCACGACTCTAACAGATCGACCAAAACAAAGTCTGGCCACCCGATGAACGAGTGGCCAGACAGAATGACTAACCCTTGTGGAGAGGCAGCGGGGTTAGCCTGTTTATGTCACGCATCAATGCTGGTGTCAACCAGCCGACGCACGCGCTCCGGGTGATGCACCAGGATGCCCGTATCGCGACGCGCCAGGTAATGCCAGTACCAGTTATCCGGCTCGACATATTCCTTCGACTTGAGACCGCCGTAGAAACCGAACTTGCCGACATCCTTTGCGATGACCAGCAGTTCGTTTGCAGGAACGAAGGGATCGCCTTCTTCATCCTGGTAGTTCTTCAGGGAGACAATCGGAGCGCCACGGTAAATGCCGAGAACGCCCTTCTGTCGAATCTCTTCCTGAGTCTCGTTGGAGAAGCCCTCGAAGTCCATGATCTGATCGACAACGGTGGCCCGACCAACAATCGCCACGGAACCGGTACGGGTTGCGTCACGCACGTCCCGAATGGCCTCGTTGAGGACGGTCTGATCGACGCCAGCGGCCTCGCTGTAGTAGTCGCCGCCGTCCGGGGTGGCTTCCGCGAGAACGGTGTACACGCGACGGTTCACCTCAGCGTCCATGCGCTGAATAGCGAGGTTCCGCAGATCGAGAGCATTCTGGGCAAAGTTCGTTACGAACTTGTCCTCGAACTCCGAAACGTGAATACCGATCATGTCCCGAGGCAGTTCGGTGGCACTCGACGTCAACTGCGACGCCTCGATGTAGCCACCACGCGCCATGTAGAACGCCTTGAGACCAGTCGTCTCACGGATGATGATGCGACCGTCAAACTCAACCCGCTCGGTGTCGATAACACGATCCACAAGGGTCTCGTAGTCGAAGCCAAGCAGGATGCTTTCGGTGAGGTCAGCCGCAAAATCCTGCCGCCACTTGGGGTTCTCCCAGTTGGCCGCAGCCTCTTCGTTGGCGCGCTTCAGGATGTCAAGACGCTTCCGATTCTCCTCCGGGGAACGCCCAAAAGAGTCAACCATATTCTTAATTGCACTCATTTAACTATCCCCCTTTCAGAAGGTGATTCGGGCTTCAACAACACCTGTTGAAGCGTTAGATTGTTCGACGATAAACCACGAGACTTCATCCTCAAGAAGGTCGGTAACGCGGTACTTACCGGCACCGTCCGGGACGAGTCCAACACCAGGGTCAATGT